GTGGTCAGCGTCCATTTTCTTACGGAACGCTCTATTGCCGTCTTCCTTTTCGGAGACGTTTGTACAATAATGTACATATTCAGCCACGACTGGGCCAAATTGGTCTTTAATTTCTCTAAATGTCACAGGGGTATCTTCTACAACGTCGTGTAGCAGTGCAGCGCATATCATTTCTGGCGTATGTTCCACGGTTTCTACTATCTTTGAAACGCCAATAGGGTGTAATACATAGGGCTCACCTGTGTATTTACGTCTTTGTTCGCCGTGGGCATTTATAGCCAACATTAAGGCATCATTTATAAGTTTTTTTGATTTGTCCATATTTCGTATTTTAACACAATTAACTTTTAAAGTCAACCCCTATTAATGAATTGTTTGAGGTCCTTCTTCAAACATATTTTCCAACATATCATGACAATATTCAGTATATCCAGATTTTATCATCTCTACAACTGATGGAAATTCTGTAGTTGTTTGTACTGGTAAAGCCTTTAAATCTTCTTGCTTTCTTGTAGGGAACATATCCTTAATAAAGTGATTTGCCGCGCTTGAACTTTTAAAAGAGCAAGCTGTGGTAAGCCCAAAAGGATTATTCTCAGCAAAACATGCATACATTCTATGATCGCCCTCTATACCAAGCTGATGTGCGTCATAGGTACCTAAGAAAACGCCCATCCTTTCATCAACTATTATGTACCTGAGTTTGTTCATATAATTCTTTATATTTTTCCCTTACCGCTTTAAAGTGGTCCAAATATTCTGAAGTATCAATAATAAATTCTTGTGGTTCAGAATCATCCACACCTATCAAAATCACACCTTGTTCAACCGGTATACCAGTTCTTTCCTCGAAGGCTTTTGCATAAAACGAAACCTGCATAAAATAATTCTGAATAAACTCTTCTTTCTTTATCTTACGAGAAGTTTTAAAATCAATAATAGAAAGTTTACCATCATATTCGGCAATACAGTCTACTTGACCAGCTGTTTCCAGTTCATCACTATAAAGGAAAGCCTCCTGGAACCATATATTATTTATCTTTCTATCAAGTACCGCTTTCATTGTATTAAACATGAACATATTTGATGGTTGTTGGCCTTCAGCAAAATCTTCTTTATTATCAATATAGTTTTCACAGATTTTATGAACAGCTGTGCCTCGGCGCGCTGCTTGAGAGGAAATTCGGTTGGCTTCCTCTTCTCCAACACGTTTGCGCCAGGCGGCAATACTTGCTCTACTGAGAATGCCTAATACAGTTGTGACTGATGGATAGGCTTCTCCAGTAGGGGTAAAATACCTACGGCCTTGTTCTGTTGTTTTTCTTGTGATATGCGGTAATTCAATACCATGGTCATGGTGGGTAAACATAATAAATCCTGTGTGTGCGAATTAACTGATGTCGATTGTTCGACTATCACCGTATAATTCTTCTTTAAGTTTTGTTGCGTCTTGTGGATGTTCGAAAAAGAAATTGTATTGTTTTGTTTCTGGGTTTAACGAAAAACTCCAGGAACGCTCTTCGACGTTCTCGGTTGCCCAAGTCTTTGCAGACTCACCTCGTTCTTGGTCTTTCACTTCTACCTTGAAAGCTTTTGAACGCATCCATTTTATTTTGTGTAATTCAATTTCCTGTGTCATAATATTATTTATTCAAGTAAAAGGACCGAGCATAGCCCGGTCCTTCCTTGTTCTCCTCTAAGCTACTGCAAATGAAGTATGTACTACATTTTGTTTTGTTTCAAATCGTTCTTTCGCGACAATATATTCCTTTACGAGGCCTGAGCGAACAATGTCCTCGATTCCAAATTTTACTGTTCTGAATGAAGGAATACGATTAAGCACATTAATAAAATTACCTAATCCACTTACATCATTTCTATTTCGCGAATTGAATAAATCATCTTGTCGTGTGTCTCCACAGAATATGATTCTAGAAGATTCACCCACACGAGTGATAATACTATCCAACTCGTGGTATGTCATAGACTGACATTCGTCAACTACAATAATAGCGTTATCGAATGTTAAACCTCGGACAAATGAAGATGTCATAAATTTAATTTGGCGTTTTTGTTTCATAATCTCAAATGCGTCACCGCGTCCAAATAAATTATTGACTATGTCTGCATAAGGTACTGAATAGACCGCTTCCTTTTGGGCTTGAGTTCCAGGCATAAAACCTTGTTCTCTTGTTTGTACTGCCGAACGGACAATAATCATTTGGTCATATTCTTCGTTTTGAAGAATGTCCCTTAAGCCCAAATAAAGGGCGCACATAGTCTTTCCAGTTCCTGCAGTTCCTATTGCGGCAATGTTATACCCAGCCTTATAGCTATCAAACATATCTTCCTGAGTGATTGTGATTGGTCGAATGGGTTTCATACTAAATTTGGAGTTTTGAATTCCATCTTTTGCTTCCCTTTGCAATCTTCTTCTCTCTTTCTGTGATATACGACTTCTTGGCATGTGTTAACCTCCATTAATGATTAACGCCAGAAATGTTTACTTCCAGTCGTTAATCTTGTTTCCTGTGTATGCTTTATTGTTTTTCATAGACGAAAGTAAATCACGAAAACCTTGGTCAGGCTTCATGCGACCAAGGCGCGCAGACTCAATCACAGTTTGTCCGCTAGTAATTCTTGTTTGTAGGTGGGGATTTTCTTTGAGGTAGGTATCGCGCTCTGAGATTTTCATAAATTTCTCAAAGACTTCACCTGTGTTGGTATCTTCAAATGTATATGTCGGCATTAATTAATAATCCATGTGACCATAGTTTTATTTATAAGACCATATTAGAGATTTCCTGCCAAGATGAAACTTTTTCAATATTGTTATGAGTGAAATCTTTGTTAAAGTCGTGTTCAATCAGCACTGATTTAAGGCCGAGGGTATCACCTACCATAGCGTTTTCTGGTTTATCTTCGACCCAGATACACCCACTATCCTTATAAGGTAATAGAGCGTCGTCCTTGTCAGCTCCACACTCCAAACAAACGAGCTTTTCAAATACATTTTTACCAAATAATTTTTCGAGGTTCTTCTTTCTCAATTTACCCGCGTAAGGGTCGGTTGATAATGAAGTAATACAATGGAAAACATATCCACCTTCTTCATTTATCTTTTTAACATATTTGACTGCGTCTCTTAGAGCTGGTAGATAACCAATCGCTGCTGATTCATTAAAATTTAAAACAAGTTCTTTGCCTTTTTCCTTTGGGATTCCAAATGTTTCGGAAACTTCATATCTGTTTTCCTGTACAATTTTGTATCCGTGGTCAAACATCCACTTGTAAAATCCATATTTCCAATCTAGTAATACACCGTCGCAATCAACAAGTATTACCTTATCACTTCTAATATCTGTCATTTTGTTTCCTTTTTCCATCATGTTATATTATAACACAATAGAAGCAAATGTCAACCGTTTAGTGACCGTATTTTTCTTTAATACGCTTTTTTCGATTGGATTTTCTGTTTTTGTTTCTTTGTTCTCGTTTACGGCGGTCTTGCGTTTTGAGATCTTCCCATTCAGACTCAGGGAATTCCCTAAATCGTTTGGCCATTCTTGTTTCCTTATCGCATATCCATCGGAGTTGTGAATAAGTTGGGGAATGCTTCCTCAACTGTTTTAAGAGTGACACCTTTGACTGGTGTATGTGAAATCATATTATTTGTAAGAAGTTCAGCATCGTTATCTTCAATATCTTCTAATAAAGAAATGAATAATGCTTCTCTTTTAATTTGATTTAAATTTTCATATCCGCCACCTTTAATGAAAATTTTCAGACGCCTTGCTTCTCTATAAAGCATTGTGTTAGCATCTGGTAGATTATTTTTCTTCCAAGGTGGGGCTGTGTCAGGTATTAAAAACTCAATCTCGTTATCATAAATGAGTCTCAATACTGTGCGAAAGGCTGAATTATCATTCTGTTGTAAGAATGCAACCTTTTCTTTTTTCGATTTAAGTTTGCCGGTTTGATTTAGAATATCCGACATTGATAATTTTAAAGCCATACTAAAAATCCTGTATATCTGTTATCAAATGTTTCAATTTGTTTTTAACAAAGTAGTTGAACAACATTTCACGCCCAACTTCTTTTTCTTTATTGTATTCTGAAATAATGGTATCTTTGTATTCTTGTGGAATCATTGTCAAATCAATCATTTGTTTATTACGATTAAATCTGAGTCTGGTTTCTTCGTCCATGTTGTCAGGTTGTTCTGTAAGAGTTAGCATTCTCTTTTTTGTCATTGGACTTTGTCGTTGTCCAATCGCCAAACAATTATCAGAACTTAAGACATTTGGTACACCGTCACCAACATCACCTTTCAGAATATGTTCTTGTAAATATTTATTCGGATTGTCATTCCTAATCCAGCGTTTGAGTACTGGGTTATATTGGTCGACATTTGCGTATGTGTGCAATTGAATAAAGTCTTTATCACCAGAAAGAATTAAGATTTTTTCTCCGCCGACATTAAGGTCCATACCATTTTCATGTACAATCGTTGCGATAATATCATCAGCCTCACAACGTTCGACATTAATGACCTTATATGGGAAAAATTCCTCAAGCTCTGCTCTGATTTTATGAATCACATCAAATAATTTTGACCAATCCAATTCTGAGTCATCTCTGTTCTTTTTACGATTTGCCTTATAATAAGGAAAATAATCTCTTCGCCATACATTCATATTATCAACACAGATAACAATTTCTCCGTAATCATTAGAGAACTTTTTCCTGTTATAGCGAATACTATTTAAGAACATGTGGCGAATTAGATTTTCATCTAGTTCCACATTTGTGTGATTTCCAATACTGGCAAATAGACTTGCTAGCATTACCTGGTTATAATCAACTAATATCATAATTTAAATC